GCGCCCGCGGCTCGCGACCTGGTCGCTGCGCGCGGCGCGCGGCGCGCGGCGCGCGGCGCTGGCGCTGGTGGACGCTGCGCGCGTGCTAGCTTCGAGCGTTCTGCGGGCGACCGGGGGGCGGGGGTGTGCGGGCGGCGCGATCGGCGCGGCTACCGCTGGCGCTCATCGAAAGCAAATCCCATATATAACAAAGAATTAAATCAGGACCAGCGCCCGCCCGCCCCTCATGTTATACTAGGAGTGGAGAAAGACTACGCGATGACGGAGCGAAAAGCGGTGTCGTTCGAGGAACTACTCGGCACGACGGCCACGCCGCCTATCCCGGCAGGGATCGGCGACTACGTGTGCCGCCGGTGCCACGAGAGCAAGCCCTTGACGCCCGACTTCTGGCCGCATATCGGAGGTCGTTTCCACAAAGACGCGTGCCGGGTCTGCCGCGACAAAGAGCGCGGCGAATTCGCCAACACGCTGGAGAAGAACAGAAAAGAGATCGCCGCCGAGAATAAGGCGGCGTTGGTCGACACGACCAGAGGGAAGGTTCGCAAGCTGGAGGTTGCACGCGCGCTCCGGGAGAGCACCACCGTCTTGAACGCGGTGGCCAAGCCCGTCCTGGACAAGCTCGCAGCGATCCTGGCCGACGAAGCGCACCCCATGTACGTGTGGGCGATGACGTTCGTTCTCGAGCGGATCGCGCCCGCGAAGCTGTTTGCCGAGCTCGGCCTGGCCGAGGCGGGACTCAGCGACAAGGAACAGAGTCTCGCCGCGGGGCAACGCCCGACGGTGAGCATTGTCATCACCACGATTGGCGCACCGCCCGCCGTGGACGTGAACCCAATCCCGCTACTACCGGCTGCGAGCGAGGGGGACGTGATCGACGTCGTGCCGGTCGAAGTCCTACAGGAGCGAACCTAGTGGCCGACGCATTCAAGCCTGACACCCAGCTGACGATCAACGAGATCCGGCCCGGGTACTTCTCCAAGCCGACTCTGACGCCAGAGAAGGCCGCGCTGCTCGCGGCGTACAAGGCGCTGACCGATGGCCAGCAGAGAATCGTCGAGGACACCCTGCGCAAGCAGGGCTTCATCCGCGGCGTCGACGTCATCCAGGCCCGGTCGTTGCAGGTGCAGAATCTGCAGAGCGATCCGACGCTGCGCGGAGATCCCTATCTCGACCGGGAGCTCGTATGACCTTCGTCTACAACAAGCCGAAGCGTCGCCGGTCGTTGCTGCTGGCGCGCGCCGCGTTCCACGTCGGCCACGCCTGGAGCTACGCGCAGATGCTGTCGATGCCGGCGCGCCTGTGGTGGGAGGAGCTGGAGTTCATCTGGCGTGGCTGGTACGCTGTGACTTGGCGCTTCGATCGCTACGACGCGTTCGATGAGCAGACCGCCCAAGGGATCATTTGGGGGTTGTACCTCGGGCCGTTGCTGGTGCGGAGGCAGAGGTGAGCCAGTTCCTCTACATGAACCACAGGATTCGGCAGCGCCGGCCGAGCGGGCCGGTGATCGTTTGCCAGGGTCCGGGCGAGACGCGCGAAGCGAACTGCTTCGAGATCCGACTGGGCGAGGAGCTGATCGGCTGGGTGAAATTCGACCGAAAGGGGCTGGACGCCTGCGAGACGCACGACGTCAAGGCGTGGGTCGAGCTCGTCGACCACGTCGACGTAACGGTCTGTGACTGAGATCGCGAAGCGGTGCTCGAAGTGCGGTGAGGTTAAACCGCTACGCGAGTTCTATGCGCGGCCATCGCGACCCTGCGGGCGCTACGCTGCGTGCAAGGCGTGCGAGACGAAGCGCAGCCTGCACTACAACAAAGCGAATCCGGAGGCGCACGCGCTAGGCCAGCGAAAGTACAGAGCGGCGCATCCAGTGTTTGCCCGCGCGGCAGTGGTGCGCTGGTTGGAGAACAACCCCGGCAAGCCGGCAGCTTACCACGCGGCGCGTCGTGCGGCGGAGGCACGACGCACGCCGCCGTGGGCTACAGTGGACGATCGCGCGTTAATAGAGCTGCTGTACTCGGAAGCCGCTGCCCTTACCCGCGCCACCGGGATCGCGTTTGAAGTTGACCACGAAATCCCTCTGCGCGGCAAAAACGTCAGCGGTCTCCATGTGCCGGACAATCTACGCGTGATTGCAAGAGCTGTCAATCGGAAAAAGAGCAGCGCGTGGCTAACGTAGACATCAACCTGGCCCTTCATCCCGCGCAACTTGCCGTGTTCAAGTCGCCGGCTCGCTTCAAGATACTCGTTGCAGGTCGCCGCTTCGGAAAAAGTCACCTAGCCGTTGCGGAAGCCGTCTGCGCCGCGATGGACGAGAAGAACATAAAACGCTTGGCTGTTTGGTTGATTGCGCCGACGCAGTCGCAAGCAAAACAGATTTTCTGGAACATGTTGATGGAGACGCTGCACGGCGTCATCAAGTCCGTCAATGTGAACGAGGGCCTGATCAACCTGAAGAACGGCGTGCAGATCGGTGTCAAAGGCGCAGACCGGCCCGACACGTTGCGAGGCGTCGGTTTGTACAAAGTAATTTTGGACGAATTTGCAACCATGAAGGAGCAAACTTGGGCCGAGATTATTCGACCGGCCCTGTCTGACGTGAAGGGCACGGCGTTGTTCATCGGAACGCCGGCCGGGCGCACGCATTTCTATGACCTGTGCGCCGAGGCGTGTGGCGGCGAGGAGTTCCCCTTCCGCAGCGCCGGGGTGCTTGGCGAGGAATGGCAAGCGTTCCATTACACGTCGCTGGACAACCCGTTCTTGCCGGAGGGCGAGGTCGAGGCGGCGCGCAAGATGCTGAGCACGGTCGCATTCCGCCAGGAGTACATGGCGTCGTTCGAGACGGGCGGCGGCACGGTGTTCAACCGGGAGTGGTTGAAGTACGCGGACGAAGAGCCGACGCAAGTCGACAAGAACGGGAAGACGGTGAAGGTGCCGGGCGACTGGTTCGTGGTCGTCGACCTGGCCGGGTTCGCCGGGATCACGAAGGCGGTCGGCTATCTGCAGAAGCGGCTGGACCGCACGGCGATCTGCGTGGTGAAGGTGCTGGACGACGAGCGCTGGTACGTGCGCGACATCTACCTCGGCCGGTGGGGCATCAAGGACACCGCGCAGAAGATCGTCGATGCATGCGACAGCGTGAAGACGATGAACCTCGGGATGGAGAAGGGCTCGCTCTTCAACGCAGTGGCCCCCGAGATCGTCGATTGCGCGGCGAAGAAGAAGGTGTCGCTCGTGCCGCAGCCGCTGTCGCACCAGAACGAGCGCAAGAGCGATCGCGTGGCGTGGGCGCTGCAGGGTCGCTTCGAGCACGGAAAGATCCTGATCCGCAAGGCGCCGTGGAACAGAGAATTCGAGGACGAGTACGCAAACTTCCCCTCGAAACTTGTCCATGATGACTCGATAGATGCGTTGGCGTTCATCGTGCAGCTGGCCGAGTCGAGGGTGTTCGACAAGTTCGCCGAAGCGGTGGACGAAACTTACTGGGAGCCCGAGGACGCAGTCGTCGGCTTCTAAGGGACAACACATGGCATTCGTGAAGCAACGCGCTGGGCTCGAAGCGACCAAGCCCCAGGTTCTCGAAGATGATCGCGACGAGCTCGTCTCGGCCACGAAGGATCTCGACGCCCCGAAGGACAAGTTCGAGCCGTTGGTGCAGTGGGTGACGCAGCTCTGTGACGAGTGGCGCACCGACCGGCAGACCAACTATGAGAACGACTGGGACCAGTACGAGCGCCTGTTCCGCGGCATCTACTCGCCCGAAGAGCAGCAGCGCAAGTCCGAGCGCTCGCGCATCGTGACGCCCGCGCTGTCCGAGGCTGTCGAGAATTGCGTCTCCGAGTTGGAGGAGGCCGTGTTCGGCCGAGGCGACTTTTTCGAGATGAAGGCCGAGGCGTCCGACCCGGAAGAGTTCAAGAACATCACCGACCACAACAAGACGAACCTGCGTGAAGACCTGGCTCGTTCCGACTTCGTGTTCAACAACGGGCAGGCCCTCCTGTCCGGCGCGATCTACGGCGACATGATCGGCGAGATCGTGATGAAGACCGAGACGATCCGCGACGTCGTGCCGCAGTTCGACGAGGAAGGGCAGATCATCGGCGCCGAAGCGGTCGAGTACAAACAGGAGTTGGCCTGCCTGCGCGCCATTCCTGTCCGCAACTTCCTGATCGACCCCAATGCCCGCACCTCTGACGAGGGCCTGGGCTGCGCGATCGAGGAGTACGTCGGGCTGCACGAGATCAAGACCGGCCAGAACGAAGGTTCCTATCGCGACGACGTCGAAGTGGGCGAGAGCTCCGGCGACATCGAGCTCGGGAAAGACCCCGTCTCCAGCAAGACCGAGTACACGCGCGGCAAGGCGCACGTGTACCGCTACTACGGCCTGGTCCCGCGCAACCTCCTGGATGTCCCGGACAAAGACAGCGACGACAAGATCGAATCCGCCATCGCGGTGGCCAAGGAGAAGGGCAGCAGCCCTGACATGCCGCAGGCGCCGACGAAGGTCGAGGCCGATCTGTCGGACATGGTCGAAGCGATCGTCATCATCGCCAACAAGCATCAGTGCCTGAAGGCCGAGTCGTCGCCGTACCTGATGAAGGACCGGCCGATCGTGTTCGCCAACTGGGATACCGTCCCTGGCCGCCTCCGCGGCCGTGGCGTTTGCGAGAAGGGGGCCACCCCGCAGAAGCTGCTCGACGCCGAGATGCGTTCGCGCATGGACGCGCTCGCGTTCGCCGGCGCGCCGATGATGGGGCTCGACGCCTCGAAGCTGCCGCGCGGTTTCACCCTCAAGGTCTACCCGGGCCGCAGCATCCTGACCAACGGCGACCCGTCCACCATCCTGAAGCCGATCACGTTCGGGACGGTCGACCAGAACACTTGGCAGCAGGCCGACGCGCTCGACAAGATGGTGCAGCGCGCGACCGGCGGCCTCGACGGGGTGCGCATGGCGGAAGCAGGCGCCGGCGGGCAGGCCCGCTCGGGCGCGGTGTCGATGTCTATGTCCGGCATCGTGAAGCGCCACAAGCGGACCCTCATGAACTTCACGGACCGGTTCTTCGTGCCGGCCCTGCGGAAGATCATGTGGCGGAACATGCAGTTCAACCCGAAGCGCTACGTGCCGTTCAACTTCACGTTCAACGCGTCGAACGTGATGGGCATCATGCAGCGCGAGTACGAGTCGCAGCACTTGGCCCAGCTCCTCAACACCATGGAGCCGCAGAGCCGCGAGTACAAGATGATCCTGATGGGCATGGTCGACAACAGCGGTCTGGCCAAGCGGCAAGAGATCGTCGCGATGCTGAAGAAGTCGATCGACGCCGACATCGCCACGCAGGAGCAGCAGACACAGGCGGCCGCGCAGGCGTCGCAAGACCCGATGCAGCAGCAGCTGCAGCAGGTTGTCATGGCGCTGGAGATCGCCGAGAAGCAAGGCAAGGTGCGCGAACTCAACGCCCGCGCCGGGCTGCAGGAGCAGAAGGCCGCGACCGAGGTGCACGAGCCCGAGCTGCGGGCCGCCGCCCTCGCGACCAAGGGGATCTACGACACGCCGGACGCCCAGATGGCCGGCGAGTTCGACCGCCGCATGCAGATCGCCGACAAGATGCTACAGGCCGAGGACATTGCCTCGAACGAGCGCATCACGACCATGCAGACGCAGTCGAAGGGGCGCAGCGACGAGGTGAACGCGAAGACCAAGCTGGCCGCCGAGATCGTGAAGGCGCGCAGCCAGATGGAGGCGAAGCGCACCGAGGCGAAGGGCAAAGTACGGACCGAGGTGGTGAAGGCGCACGGCGCGGCCACCACGGCGCGGATCGGAGCAGCGGCTACGCCGCAACCGGTCGTCTAATCAACGGGGGAAGCCGGCCGCGACTCGCTCCCGCGGCTCCGTCGGGCAATCCGGCGGCCCCCACCTTTCTACCACCAGGAGCGAACAGGAGCGACCATGAACCAGGGCCTGAAAGACGTTGAGCTGGAACGGCACTATCAGACGCTATTCGATCTGTTCGTCTCGCCGGCCTGGAAGGCGTTCCTGAGCGAGGTGGTGCGCTTCCGCGAGCCGCGCGAGAACATCCGCCATCTCGCCAACGGTGACGCGCTCATGTACCGCCAGGGCGAGCTCTCCGCGCTCGACTGGGTCGAAGCGTTCGAGGAGATGAACACGAAGGCGTACCATCAGATGGTGGCCGACGAGCAGGAAGACGCCATGGCGCGTGCCTCAAACGCGGCGTGGGTCGACGAACAGACTGGCCGCGCAAAGGTGGTGACGTGATCCGCGCCTGGGACTTCCTCTGCGATCGCGGCCATCGGCAGGAGCGCTTCATTGATAGCGACTGCAAGGTCGTGCTATGCACAGAGTGCGGCGCGCACGCCGTGCGCCAGCTGGCTGCTCCGCGGTCCAAGCTCGAAGGTT